TGGCAAGAAAGAGACTAACCGCTTTGTCTCGGTCCTGCCAGATAACTTCAAGACCTACGTGAAGGATAACTTCGAGCGGTACTCGAAATACAAGACGCTGCCGTTCTGGATGCAGGATAACAAGAAAATCATCAACGGTATTGTAAAATAGCAGTAATATTATTGTTTATGTTGATTTTTTACAGTATATTTGTAATTGTGTACGTGTGAGGACACGCAAGTTTAAGGGCCATTTGATTTTTGCATATTGGGTAATCCGCCCCGCATTGTGCCTCACACCATGATGCGGGGCTTTTAATTTAACAGCAATGAACCATCGAAACAAGGGCAGCCACGCTAAAAGGGTAAGGGCAGACCGAGCGGTTGAAAGCCGCGCCGCCCACAGCGGAGTCCTGAGAAAGCGATCTGTCCGGCCCTTGTTTCTTTAAAACCTAACTGAAATGACTAACCTGATCCTCCTCCTAATCGCAGCCTTCGTCTTTATTGACGTGCTGCTCGACTCCGCAGTCCCGAACAAGCACCGGGAGAAATATCACCAGGCCTTCAGGAGATACGTGCCTGGGGCTGGGATTTGGATGTATGTGAGATATAAGAGAGAAAAAATTTAAGTGAATGACTATTTTTCCTACCTTTGGTAACCAAACACCAAAGCACTATGAAAACCCTGCTTCCCATCCTGCTCTTTGTCATCCTGATCGGATCCTGCAAGAAAGAACCATGTTACATCTGCCGGACCGAGACCTTCAGCAAGTACGACGACCACCGCATAAGCACCGACTCAGAAGTCATCTGCGGCAGCGAACTGGACATGCTGAACTACCAGGCGGATCACTTTAACTTTGACGATCCGGCGACTTATACGACTTGCGAATGCGAGAGACAGTAATCACATGACCATCACATGACCATCACATAAGCCTCAGAATCCCGGGGCTTTTTTCATCCCTCCCCTCCCACCACACCAGTAAATTACTGCACATTGTCAGTAATTATATAATTATTGTTGATAAATAACAGTAACAATCCCTTTCTTTACTTCGTTAAAGCAGTAGATTTGATTGATTAAAAGATATTCGGACTTTTTTATCTTAATATACTAATATCTTAAACTCATCAATTTACTCATGAAAGACAAAATCTTAGCATTCCTGAAAACCAAAATGAATAAGGAGATTATTCAATACGGGGTCCAGGATTCATTTTTATCAGGGGTTGCCGAAACATGGAGCAAAACCATAAAAGAAGAAAAAGACATTGAGGCCAGCCTTACGGATGGAATCATTGACACACTTAAATACACTGCCTCTCAACTTCAGACAGAAGGGGACAGGAGAGTAAATCAGGCCAAATTGGACCTGAAAGCATGGCGGGAAAAACATGGCCTCGATGAGAACGGGAAACCGATTGAAACACCGGACCCGAAGAAGAAGGAAGTGAAAACACCAGATCCCGACGAGCCGGCTTGGTTCAAGACATACCGCGAAAGCAAGGACGCAGAGCTGGCAGAGCTCAAGACAAAACTCGAATCACAGGAGAAGGAAAAGACAAAATCGGCTCTTATAGAGAAGTTCACCTCTCATGAGAAGATAAAGTCCATCCCGGCTTCATTTCTTAAAGGTCGCTCGATTGACATTCAGTCCGAGGACCAGATCGACCAACTGGTCGCCGCCACTGAGGCAGACTTCAATGCTTTCAGACAGGAAATGGCAGACAAGGGGGTCCACATATCAGTCCCACCCGCCGGCGGAGGTGCTCCGAAGGATGGAGAGGCAATCGGCAAAAACATTGCTGAAAAAAGAAACGCTAACTCCTCTGACGGCGTGAAAGGCAAGGAGGTTTAACTAAATGCAGTAATTCACAATGAATATTATAAACGCTTCCATCTCGGGCAGAAAGGTCGTCTTTGAGAACATTCTCGAGGATATCCCGGGCGGAGTGTCTCTATTCACCTACAGGCTGGACTACACAGCGTCCACAAAGAAATACCTGAAGGCAGGAGCTCCCGTCTACGTCAACCTTGACGCCCGAACAGCAGAGGTCTGCAAAACGACCAAGTCTGCGGTCGCAATAGATGCCACGCATCTCTTTGTACCGGCAGGACACCACTTTGTCGTCGGTAACTCAATCACCGACTTCATAAACAACAGGATCATATCGGCCATCTCGGCCAGCGGCACGACTCACGACATCTTCACCGTCCCATCAGGACTTGTCATCACAGCCGACACCGTATACGCAGAAGCCGCATCAGGAGCCGCAAGCGCCTATGCCGCATCAGCAGCCTCACAGGCTTGTGCATTCACTCCAAACGGGCTCATCAAAGACGACGTTTATATCGCCGACGGTAACGCCGACGTTTCAGTCGTCAAAATGGGAACCGTTCGCGAGGACGCTCTCGAATATCCGCTCCCCAGCGACTTCAAAATCGCTCTCCGCGGTGGTACTTCAGGAACCGGAACCAGCCTTATAACAGTAGTTTAATCTCTCAGAAATCATGAAAACTCCAATTATCGAAGGGATTACACAGGCAGGTCTGGAATCCTATCTCGCAGCTCGTCAGTATGAAGCACTCTACTGGCCGACATTCTTCCCCACCAAACAGGTCAACACCCTCGACGGGAAAACCCTCGTCGGTGCCGCCGGTTCAAGGGTAGCCGCTCACGTCATCTCCTACGACGCCAAGTCACCGGAAGCCGGAAGGAAATCTCTCGAGACTATCTACTTCGACATACCGAAGGTAGCACAGTCAAGGCGCAAAACAGAGAAAGAGATCCTCGAGCACCAGATCACCAGGTCGCTCCGCGGACAGGACGCCGTCATTGAGGACTACTTCAACGACATCGACTTTGTATTCGACTCCGTGCAGTCAAGGATGGAATGGTACGCCCTTCAGGCTCTCTCCACAACCAAGCTGCAGCTCACCACGACCAACAACCCTCAGGGTATCGTGAATGAGACCGTGATCGACTTCGGAATGCCGACAGCAAACAAGAAGTACGTTTCTGAAGTATGGTCCGTAGGCAACGTCGCATCGATGGATCCCATCAAGGACTTTCAGACTACCGTAGCTGCCGCAAGAAAGCTCGGCATCAAGTTCTCCCGCATCCTCATGGACGCCGACGCCTATGACCTGATGATCGCTGCCACCAAGTTCAGGACCTACTTCACCAACGCACTGAGCGTCGTAGGACTGATCGACCTGACGACCATCAACAGGGTGCTGAACGACTACCGTCTCCCGCAGATCACCGTCATAGACACCTCTCTGGGCATCGAAGCCAAGAGTGGAACCGTGACCGCCACCAACCCGTGGTCAACCACTCACCTCACCTTCATCCCTGAGGTCAAATGCGGCGACATGTTCAGCGGACCGATCGCAGAGCAGATCGAGAAACCCGACGGAGTGATCCTGAGCTCAAAGGGAAACGTCTCCATGTCTATAAGACGTGAATACAACCCAGTGAGCGTCCTGACGAAAGCCGAATGCAACGTCTTCCCTTCATGGGTGAACGTCGACAGATGCTTCTCGCTCTACACAGGCTCCAAAACAGCATGGGCTTAGTATATAGACATCTCTCTTTTATTTGGAAAAGGCCGCTCCACAGCGGGCGGTCTTTTTTTAAAGACGTGAAAAAAAGATGACAAACCTGGAAGCCCTTAAAGGAAAACTGAACTTTCCACTGCCGGACAACTCATTCATACTTGCGCTGAACGACAGAGGACTGACAGAATCAGCCACATACGCCAAGTGCGCGGCTTTTGACCTGGCATACGCTGACACCATCATGACAATCATCACATCGCCAAACGTAAGTGAAGGAGGTTATTCAATCACTCTCACAGAGCGGTCCAACCTCTTAAAACTTGCCGAGGCGATGTATGCCAAACATGGCCAGAACACGCCGGTCTCGAAGCCGTCCGCTAAATTCGTTAATCGCTGGTAGTCATGAATCAGTACCCCGACAGCATCGCCATAACCACCTACGCCTCCAGCTGGCAGAACGCAAGTTCCGGCCAGTGGACCATCGGAGCATCGGCAGGGTACACCTTCACGTGCCGCGCTGAAGCAAACGATAAGGGACGGCAGGTGATGAGCGACGACGGGAAACTAACAGACTACGCCTTTCAGGTTTATATGCCAAAGACGACAACGATCATACCCTCAGGTTCGGACTTCGTCCTTACCTCAATCATGAACGGGGTCATCAGTGGCAGGGTAAAGAGAGCGCACAACGGGCAGTTAAACTCAAGACTATGGCTCTGAAATCAAACCTCAACAGCGGCAGGCTGAGACTGGACACACTCGCGCAGGCAGAGATCCTTATAACGAAGATCATCGAGTCGTTTCAGGAAGCCGGCGAGTGGTTCATAGCTGACGCAAGGGGGCAGGTTCAGGACCACGCCCAGGGTACTTATCTCGACCAGACGACCAACCTGCGAAACTCGATCGGATACTTCATAACCCGCGACGGAAAGATCGTACATGAAGTAAACAAGATCGACACCAACAGGGCGCTGATCGAGGACCTGATAAAACCCCGGGGTATTCAGCTCATTGGCATAGCAGGCATGAACTACGCTTCACACGTCGAGTCAAGAGGCTATAACGTTATCAGCTACCAGGCAGATGTCTGCATAGTAAACCTGGCCATGTACCTCGAGACGCTTGAAGTGATCGTACAGGGCAGTGCAGCACGATTGGAAGAATCATTCTTACCTTAAAATGATATGGCAGATTTTGTGACAACAGACTACGTGATCGGGATTGTGGCTTCTCTGCTTAGCTCGCTCTCGGTTCCCAGGTACCTGAAATCAGCCCCGGACTTCACAGCCCTGAGGCAGCAGACGCCTGCTGAATATGTTGTCATCAACTCACTTCCGATCAATGCCAACGTGATGCAGAAATGCTACATCAACGTCAACTATCACGTGAAAGATAAAATAGAGGGAGTCGAGGACTCCGCAGCTATCCAGGCCGGATCGACCGCCGTCATGGCTCTGCTGAAAACAGTAACTACAACGGCCTTCCTGATAGACTTTGAGTCACAGGAAACGATCAGGGAAGAATCGCGCGGAGAACACTACAGCAACTTAAGGTTCTCATTTAAGTACATTAATTATTAATCAAAAAATGGCAGAATATCTATTCGGAATAACATCCGTCAAATATGGGACGCCGTCCGGTTCAAACACCATGCCGTCGTCTCTCACCACCCTCCCCAACACCGTCAAGGGCTCTGTAGCTATCGACGAGACTGAAGGCAGCACCACAGAGTTCTATGTGGACCAGCAGTTCTCACCGATCCGTCAGGTCAAGACCGAGGAAGGAAGGCTCTCAGCAACCATGCAGTTCTACGACATGAGCTTCAGCAACATCGCTGGCCTCAAAGGAGGAACAGGCGACGCTTCAGGTTACGTACCGGCAACCGGCTATGTGACCGTCGACAAAGCCCTTGAGATCACGATGGACTCAGGTCACAAACTGCTCATGTATAACGCCTCATGCGTGACGCGTATCACCGGAGGCGGAGGCAGAGACAAAATGTTCGCTCTCGAACTGAAGGCTACACCGCAGTTGTCAACCGACAGCGCCGGGAGTTACAAGATCGAAAAAGTCTGGTAATAGAGTGAGCCTCGCAAGTCGGGGCTCACCTTAACCTACTATGCAGCAGCAAGCAGCAAATATAATTCTCGGAGAGTCGGGCCAGGCGTTTCGATTTACCCTTCATTATGGGATCTTCAAACTGAAGATGCAGATCAAACCCATAACGGCAGGGCAGATGATAGCCATCAGCAGGGAGGTCTCTAAACTCGGGAATATAAACCCCGAACAGGAGATGTTCCCGGCGCTGATGGATGGCGCCACCGATCTGAGGCATATAGCCGCGATCATTGCAATTGCTACAGGTACCAGGTTCCGCAGGATTACCCAGCGAGCTATCCTCAGACTTCCGCTTAAAGACATAGAGACTCTTTTTAAGATGGTCCACACTCAGAGCGACCCGCAGCCTTTTTTTTTTATTACGGTATTGGCCAAAGGGAGGATGAGTCTTCTGAACCCGAAAAAGGAACCGCCGTCGGAGGAGACAGCATCTTCGGAAGGATAGCGCTGATGCGCACAAAGCTCCACCTCACCGACCGTGAGCTGATGCAGAAGAGCTGGATAGTCCTGAATCTCGAGATGAGAGACTTCCCCTGGTACGACTACTCGGCAAAGAAAGTGCTTAAAGGCAAAGAGGCCGAAGCCGTTTTGAATAAGTACATGAGCTAAAACCAGACCAGTGAGCCATATAACCTTCACCGCAGACCTAGACCAAACAAAGCTCCTAGCAGGAATTAAACAGTCTAACCGCAACATTGAAGCGTGGGTACAGGGAGTCGAGAAGCAGACCTCAGGACTCGACAGGTCCATGCAGAAAGTCGGCGCCGCCTTTGCCACATACTTCTCAGCCAGGGCGCTGATGGGATTCGGGCAGGAGGTCATCAACGTCCGTGGTCAGTTCCAGCAGCTTAGCATAGCCTTTGAGACCATGCTCGGCAACAAGGATAAGGCCGACAAGCTGATGGCCCAGGCAATTGACCTGGCAGCAAAAACACCCTTCACCCTGGTTGACGTGGCCAGCAACATCAAACAATTGATGGCAATGGGTATCGCCGAGGAGAAAGTCATGGACACCATGAAGTCACTCGGTGACGTCGCTGCAGGAGTAAGTGTCCCGATATCCCGCGTGGCAACCAACTACGGACAGGTGGCAACAATGGGCCGGCTTATGGGTCGTGAACTCCGCGACTTTGCAATGGCTGGAATACCACTAACAGAAGAACTGGCCAAGAACCTCGGCAAGACAAAGAACGAGATACAGGAGATGGTCACCGCCGGACAGATCGGATTTCCTGAAGTAGAAAAAGCCTTCCAGACAATGGCAGGAGAGGGAGGTAAGTTCTATAACCTCATGGAGAAACAGAACAAGTCGGTGACAGGGCAAATATCAAACCTGACCGACAAGTTTCAGGTTATGCTCAATGAGATTGGTACCTCAAACGAAGGGATTATCTATTCAGGCATTTCAGGACTTGGGGATATGGTCGCAAACTATCAGACCGTTATCGATGTCCTTAAGGGACTTGTCCTCACACTGGGAGCCGTCAAAGTGGCAACCATATTTGTCGCTCACGAGCAAAAGATACAGGCCGCCATGGCCCTGCTTACAGCCGGATCGACGGACAAGCAGACAATAGCTGATGCAAGATGGATTGTCATGCAGGAGCGCAAGGTTGCGGCACAGAAAGCGCTCAACAAGTCAATGCTTGCAAATCCATACGTCCTGGCAGCGGCAGCCATTGCAGCCCTCGGCTATGGTATTTACAAGCTGATTACCTATGAGACAGACCTCGAGAAAGCGATAAAAAAGACAGACCTCGAGATTGAAAACGAAAAGGACAAAGTCCTTGACCTGTTCGCAGCCCTTAAAACCGCCGAACAAGGAACGGATAAATGGGAGGCAGCAAGAAAGAAAATCATCGACCAGTACGGAGATCTGCTCCCTGATGAGATCGAGGAGTTCAAAAACCTCAACGACATTACAAAGGCCCAGGACCTGATCAATAAGTCACTCGAGGAAAACATTGCTGTCAGGACCAGGCAGGAAGCACTCGAAGGGATCAGCGCAGACTACAACCCCAAGATCGTCGAAGCCCAGAAAGATATTGTCTCCCGCATCGAGAAGGAACTTGGAGCAGAACGGGCCGCCATGGTCAAACAGGAACTTGCCGCCCTTGTCGCTGAGTATAAAGCCGGAATACCGGGAGCAGAAAAAGCCCTGCTGGATTATCGCAAGAAACTCGCCTCGGAGATAGGTGAAGTAACGACAACAGGACTGGCCGTCGATCTGAAGGCCACAAAGGTAAACAGCGCCTTCCTGCCGCTTATCGAAAACCTGAGAAAGGCCAAGTCGGAGACAGACCTGGCAAACGGAGCCTTCGAGAAATACATGCATAATCTCGAGCAGGCAAAACCAAAGACACAGGATCCGCCCGTTCTGATCACTGCCGCCCAGCAGCGGGTCCAGCTCATGAAACAACTTGCCGAGGAAGAAAAGAAACTCAAAGAGCTGCAGAGCAAGCCCGGGACCGACCCTCTCGGCGACATCAAAGCACAGGAGGAGATCATTAAGGGACTAAAAGAGCAGCTCGACATTAAAGATGGCGTCCTCTCGCTTGACGAACAACTCGAAGCGCAGACCGAGAAACTCAGGGCTGTTGTCACCTCGGGCAACGACGAGGAGATCCGGTCTATAGCTGCAAAGATAGTTGAGCTGCAGAAAGAACTCGACCTGAAGGAACGGCTTGTAAAAGCCTTTATCGAGCGGGCTGAGTTCGGAGATTTTGTTCCTACAACTGTCGATACATCAAGGTTGGGATTAAAGTCAATAAGTGTGGCGCCAAAGGACAAAAAGCAAGCGGGACAAAGATCTTGGTCAGATGTCCAGACCGAACTCACATCCCTCAGGACTCCAAGCGAAGCAGTCCAGAAGCGCAACGAGGAAAGGCAGAAAAAGATAAATAAAGACGAGGAAAATGCACTCCAGAAACAGATCGAACTACGCGCAGAGATAGCCTCAGCTATCAGTGAGGTGACCTACATGCTCACCCAGCAGATGGAGCTCGATGAGGACTCATCCGCTTTCCTTCAGGGGACGGTAGACTCTATCTCTCAGGCCATATCAGGGAATTACATAGGAGCAGCGCTTTCAATGCTCAGCGGAGCGATGGCCCTCATGCCATCGAGGACCGAGAAGTTTAATAAGAAGCTCGAATACATGAACTCCCTCATCGAGGAGCAGAACCGACTCGTGGCCATCAGCCAGAGAGCGGGTGGTGAGATTGACGCCAGGCAGGCAGAAGTCGACGCCCTCAAGGCAAAACGTGACGCCGTACAGGCAGAGCTCGATCATTGGGAATATAAGCTCCGTCACTCACAGGGAGGGGTCAACTACGGCAAGCGCCGCGAGAAGGTTGACGAATACACTCAGGCCCTCATAGATGCAGAACGCGCCCTCCAGGATGCGATGATTGAACTCGAGGACACAATGGCTGGAGGCGTGACTCAAAACACCATTGCCGACGCATTATCAGAAGCAATCCTACAGGGCGGTAAAGAAGGAACTGACGGAGTCGCTGAGTATATGAACGACGTTCTTCTTAACGCGATAACCGATATTTTCAAGAAACAAATACTACTGCCGCTTGTCAACGATCAGCTGTATCCCATAGTCACAGAAGCCCTCGGGGATGGAATTATCACAGACGAAGAAGCAAGGAATATCAGCAAAACAACTGATGAAGTCGTTGGCTCCGTAATGAAAAAATGGAATGAAGCAACCAAGGCCCTGGACCTGGGCGACAAAATGCAACCACAGGGACTCAGTGGGGCAATACAGAGAACTATAACTGAGGACACCGGGACGGAACTTGCCGGTTTGATGCGCAAGATATCGGATGACAACCGTATGAATCGCGACTACAATAAGCAGGGCGTGGATAATCTCATACGGATCGAGGCGAACACCTTCCAGACAGTCGTAGAACTTAAAAACGCAGTGGCAGAATTAAGGGACATAAATACGAACACTAAACCTGTTTACAGCGGACTCGGAGCATAGCATGGCATATACACTAAACACGGTCGATATCACAAGCTCATACGGACTCATCCCAAGTCACGCAGCAGGGAGCAATATAGCCATCCTTGGAGCATTTGACATGC